AAAGAAGCTCCAGCAGTTCCTATAATAGCACTTGCCGTTACCGCAGCAGGTACCGCACACTCAATCGCAGCGGCGGAACAACAAAAGAAAAAGATGAAACAAGCGGAAGCTGCCGCCGCCGCTGAAAAAGCTAAAGCACAAGCGGAACTAGATGCTGAGGCAGAAAAAAAGAAACAAGTAATGGAAGGAGCGATAAAATCTTCCGTAGGTGGATCAGAGGCAAGATATGGTGGGGGAACAATATTATCTCCAATATCAGATACAAGTTCTATTTTTAAATAGGAGATTTTATGGGCAGTAAAAATAATGTATTTAGGCAATGGGGAGATAAGATAGTAGAGACAGCTACCTCACCGCTTAAAGGTATGAGAGATACTGTTAAAGCAGTGGCCAAAGGCGACTGGAAGGGAGCAATGACTGCTGGTATGATGCAATCTGTGAAACCTTGGATTAAACATTCTAAAACATATGGAATTGGACAAGCGCCGGAAGCTCCAGAAGAAGCTGCTCCAACTGCGCCTACGATACTTACAGAAAGAAGAGATAAACAACGATCTATGTTCTATTAGGAGGTCTTATGGGATCAACAATGAAAAAGGTAATGGGCGGCGGTGGCGGAACCATGGGAAAAATATTAGCACCACATACTATGATGAGAGGAAAAGGTGGTTCTATAGGTAAATATAAAGATAAACTAGAATCTAAATTTATGCCAGGAGCAGGAGGAATACCAGCAGGTCCGCCAAAACTTCCAGGTAGTGATCTTCTGGATAAACCTAAACAAGCATTAGGGTTACCAGAGGAAGATCCACTAAAAAAATCATTATTTAGTTAGGAGATATTAATGGGTCTGATGCCTGCGGAAAAAGTACATGGGTTTGATACTTCTGATAATCCTTTAGGTAATTGGATTATACAAAGATATGAACAACTTAAATCGGATCGTACTAATTGGGATTCTTATTGGGATGAGCTTTCTTATTATATCATCCCTAAGAAAAACAATGTGTACGGCTCTAGACAATCAGGCGATAGAGCTTCCCAAGACGTATTGTTCGACTCTACGTCAATTCATTCAAATGAACTTCTGGCGGCCGCCCTTCATTCCATGCTCACCAATCCGTCTACTGTGTGGTTCGGACTTTCCACCGGAAACGACGAAATGGATAAAGACGATGAAATCAGGAAGTGGATAGATACTGTTGTTCACTTGATGATAAACGTATTCAATAACTCCAACTTCCAAACAGAAGTGCATGAGATGTATTTGGACATGGGTTGTTTTGGAGCATCTACTCTTTTGATTGAAGACGATGAAGAAACAGTATTACGTTTCAAGTCCAACCCAATCTACCAACATTATATAGACGAGAATAACAAAGGAATAGTAGATACGGTATTCCGGCAATACAAGTGGTCCGCTCGTCAGATTATACAAGAGTTCGGGGAAAAGAATGTACCAGATTATATTATCCAACACGATAAGATTGTAGGATCTTCAACTAAGTTTGAAATCATTCAGGGTGTTGGACCTAGGACTAAACGAGATCCTAAGAAACTTAATCCACAAAACAAACTATTCTATTCATGCCATGTTCTAGTACAGAGCAGACATGTGCTTAGGAATAGTGGATTTGATATAATGCCATTTATAGTACCTAGATGGTCTAAGGTATCGGGCGAGATATATGGAAGATCCCCTGGTATGAAAGCATTGGCAGATATAAAAATGATCAATGCTTTAATGAAAATCACTCTACAAGCAGGACAATTATCTATAGCTCCACCACTTCAAGCTCCCGACGATGGGATTTTGATGCCGATAAAAACGATGCCTCATGCCATCAATATTTACCGTGCAGGTTCCAAGGACAGGATAGAGCCGCTAAATACGGGTGTGAATCCTAAGCTGGGCGAGGACATGATGGAACAGACCCGCATGAGGGTTCGTTCGGCATTCTTCATAGACCAATTGCAGTTGGGCGAGAATAATCCGCAAATGACCGCTACCGAAGTTTTACAGCGAACGGAAGAAAAGCTTAGAATGTTAGGCCCAATTCTGGGTCGACAACACTTCGAATTTCTCCAGCCGCTAATCGAACGCTGTTTTTCTGCTCTATCGTTAAAGGGGTATTTACCACAACCTCCTAAAAAAATGAAGACAAATCAACTTAATATTAAATATACCTCACAACTGGCGAAGGCGCAGAAGGCGGCAGAAGGTGACGCTTTCACGCGCGTGATGCAAATTCTTTCCCCTCTTGCGGGGACTCACCCAGATATGTTAGATAATATAGATACAGATGAAGTTGTACGGTTTGCTGCCGATATATTCACTTTACCTCCAAACATCCTCCGCGATAAATCGGAAGTTGAAGGGATGCGACAACAGAGACAAGAGGTCGCCGCTCAACAGGCACAAATGGCGCAACAAGAGGCATCCGCATCGGCACTTCAAAAAGGCGCAGCAGGAGCTAAAGATATAGCCGAAGCATCTAATGCACAAGGTATGGGAATGTAATGGACGAAGAGAAATCAAATACACAGAAATATACAGAACTTGTATTAACTTATCGTAGGGTATTTAATACCGATGATGGTAAAAAAGTTCTACATGATTTGATGTCCACTACACATCAACTTAGTACTGTTGTACATTACGATCGTAGTGGACAATTTAATCCATATATGGCATTTTTTCATGAAGGTGAACGTGCCGTGCTTTTAAAAATATTAAACATTTTGGAGAAAACGCCTGATGATATCAAGGCGATGTATTCAGAAATAAATAAGGAAAAGAATAATTATGACTACTTCCGATAGTGGCGGAGGCCAAACAGCATTAACTACTGCTCCATCTGCACCTGATAGTGCATCCCAATCTGCACCCGAACCTGTCGGGAAAGGTACGTGGTATGAAGGAATCGATAGGAATATCTATGACGATCCATCATTAATGCCCCTAAAAGATGATAAGGGATCGCTTAACGCTCATAATTTGTTAAAATCGTACGTTCACGCCCAGAAATCCATCGGAAGAGACAAACTAATCGTACCAGGACCAAACGACGGGCCGGAAGCTTGGAACGAAGCTTTCCAGAAACTAGGACTGCCTAGGGACAAGAACGAATATCTACGAGAAACCCCTGGCATAGAGATTGCAAACAAGGAATTATTCAATTCTTTCAAGGAAAAGGCATACGAATTGGGGATTTTACCCCAACAAGCAGCGGAAATCCTCAAATGGAACGCTCAAATGGCCGCTCAACAGGAACAATATACCCAACAAGAGGTACAATTGACCCAAAGTCAGACCATCGAGAGCCTAAAACAGGAGTGGGGACAGACTTTTGAGCCAAGATTGGGGCAAGCTAAGGCAGCACTTGAAGCTTTTGGTGATCCAGACATAGTTAATTTCTTAAATGAGACAAGACTAGGGGATGATCCAGTAGTTATCAAGTTTTTCGCCAGTCTTGGGGAATCCATGATAGACGATACAGTAAAAGGTGATCCAGTTGACCCATATGGTGGAAGATTGTCCCCTGAACAAGCACAAAATAGGATAAACGACATAATGTCCGATATGTCCCATCCATACTTCCATAAAGAAAATCCAAAACATGAATCCTCCGTAGCAGAGATGCAGAAATTCTTCCAAATGCTAGGCGAACGGTAGTTGACATTTATTTTGGGCAAGAATACCATATTCTTAAGCTAGGTTAGGAGAATCTGCAAGGACCCTTTTATAAGGCCTAGTCAGACGGGATCTACAAACGTAGGCAATCTAAGTCGAAATAAACTTAAATAATAATAGGGAGATTATATGGCAATTACCATATCGACTACATTTGTTAATCAGTTTTCTGCCAACGTTTATTTCCTGTCCCAACAAAAGGGTAGCAGGCTTAAACCGTTTGTACGTACTGAATCACAAAAAGCTGAAATTTCGTTTTATGACAGAATAGGCACAGTAAATGCTAGCCAAAAGACAGGGCAAAACATTGATGTTGTTTATTCTGATGTTCCTTTCTCCAGACGAGGCGTAACAATGTACGATTACTTTGTTGCAGAATTGTCTGACCAAGAGGACAAACTAAGATTGATTCACTCGCCAGAATCAGAGTTTACCCAAACTTTTATGATGGCACTTGGAAGAACAATCGATGATATTGTCATTGCTGCTGGACTTGGTAATGCTCAGTCTGGTAAAGATGGTAAAACCATTATTGCTTTTCCAAATTCACAAAAAATAGCCGCAACTGAAACACCAGTTCCTACTACTGCTGTTGGTTCCAAAATGACTATTCAAACTCTTCTTGCGGTTAAAGAGAAGATGGATGCTGCTGAAACAGGCGATGAAGAAAGATACATCGTTATGAGAGCAAAACAATTTACAGATTTACTTAGTACAACTCAAGTAACAAGCTCCGACTACAATACTGTAAAGGCATTGGTACAAGGAGATCTTAATACTTTCGTTGGATTTAAATTCATCCGTTCTGAAAGATTGCCTCTAACTTCTGCTCCTACTCTGTACATGAAAGATACTGGTGCAATAGTTACTACTGGCCAAACTGGCACTATTCCCACAGGCGCTTACAGGTCAATGGCGTGGCAAAAACTGGGAATTATTTTATCAATCGGTAAAGACATGACTGGTAAAATAGATCCACTTCCACATAAGCATTATTCCAATCAGGTGTACGTATGTATGTCGATGGGTGGTGTGAGAATGGAAGAAGAAAAAGTAGTAGAAATCATAAGTATATAAGGAGGAACTATGACTGTAAGATATGGAACAAATTACGCTAAAACAATTGCATTTCCTCCTGACAAGATCAGTACTGCTGAATCTTTCGGGAAATTGTATTCCTCATACGATGAGTACAATTTAAATGGTACTGCATTAGCAACTGGAGATTTAATCTATATGATGAAAATCCCTGTTGGTGCTATACTTGTAAATGCTGTATTACTATCATCGGCAGTTAACGGGATTACTATAGCTGTAGGACAAATTGCTCCTGGACAATTAGAAGACGGTGCTGGTACATCAGTTGCAAACATCATACCTGCAACTGCTGTTACTACCACTCCTGTAATTGCTCAGATGACTACTGCAATTACAGCGACCAGTTTTCATCTTTTGAAGGTTACTTCTGAGATGCAAATAGGTATTAAAGCTACTGTAGGTGCGGCAGGTACTACTGGACTTATTAAGTTAATGGTAATTTATGCTATGTCGTAAGGCATAGCTAATAGGGAGGGGAGTTGTTTCATCCATTTACTCTCCCCTCTCTATATTTTTGGAGGGACTATGGCAACTTCGGAAGTAGATATTTGCAATAGTGCCCTTGCAAAATTAGGTGTTGAGCCGATAACGTCTTTTTTGGATAATACCAAACGTGGGAGGTTATGTGCGCTACAGTACCCTAAGATTCGGACCAAGATTCTTAGAATGCACCCATGGAATTTTGCCGCTAAACAAGTGCAACTCACTCCATTGGTTACACCACCACTATTTGAATACTCCTATCAATATAATTTGCCTGCTGATTTCATTAGAACTGTAGATGCCTATCGACCTGGTACTCGCTATACAATAGAAGGAAAATTCATACTTTCCAATGATGGTGTTATGGATTTCACCTATATCTATGATGTTAAAGACGTAAATTTATTTGATACTCTATTTTCTGAACTTCTAGCATTAGGTATGGCAGTAGAATTATGTTACCCCTTAGTGCAGAGTCGGGAACTGTATACTTCTTTATTACAAGTATTTATGGAAGAAATAAGACTTGTCCGAACAGTAAATGCCCAAGATACGATCCCTAAATCCATGGAACCTGATTATCTAATCAATTCCAGACGTACATGGTTCGATCCTACTAGGGGCGGGATTCCGTACTAATGGCACGATTTAATAAAATACAAAACACATTTGCCTCTGGAGAAATCTCACAGCAGTTAAACGCCAGGACTGAAATAAAGGAATATGAACAAGGGCTTCATACTCTTTTAAATATGATAACTCTCCGAGGTGGTGGTGCTACTAAACGTGAGGGATTTTTCTATGGTAGAGAAATAGGACAATACCCATATGTAAATGTTTCTTTAATGGAATATACTCCTATAGGGCAAAATATTCTTTTAGCAATGAGGTCATTTAATGGACAAACACCTTATCCAGATGCACCTCTTTTAGCGTTTAATCTAGGTCAGTTTGATTTTTTAGACAATGTTGCTGTATTAACACAAAATCTAATATCCACTACTTGGATTTCCTATGGTTTTTATGAAGATAATATAGTAATTGAGCCTAGACTTTGGAACTCTATTCATTATGGAAATTTACTCATAATGACCCATGGATCAGGGTTGGTTCCTCCTATTGTTCTTTCCTGGGATGGAGTAGGCAAATACGTCAAAATGAATAGATTTTGTTATATAGGAATTGATCAGAGTACTTCAATTCTCAATATTACTGGAGATCCTGGTAGTTTTACTGCTCCTGGTCTTAGAATACCATTTCAAGGATTTAATACAAATACTGGCAATACTATGGCTTCAAGTGTAGTAACGCCTCTTGGATCAGCTACTACAGTAACATCAAATAACCCTATATTTAGTGGTTATCGACAATCTATGCCTGGAGGTTCTCCATATAATATTCAACCATTCTACCTATATATGGAAAGTACAGGTGGAAAATTTTTATTCATATACATAAAGACCTATCTTTCTACAACTCAAATGGGTGGAATTGTAGTAGGGTTAACTAGCGGATGGGCGGCCAATGAGACAACAACTAAATATTCCTTTTCTTATTGGGGAGGAAATCTAGGATGGCCAAAAACTGTTTCTGTGTTTCAGGATAGACTTATATTCGGAGGATCTCCGGCATTCCCTGATATGGTTTGGTGTTCTTCCGCTGGTAATATTTTTCATATGAACTCGCGGAGATTTTTAGATACCATAGATCTTAGTAATTCACCAAATTATCTTGGATTTAAGGGAGCTTATGCCGATTCAGATCCATTTGATATGGCCATAGCCTCGGATAAAATTTCATCAATTCAATGGATGGCAAATAATAGGGATTTAATTGTAGGCACATTTGACTCTGAGTATGCAGTTGGTAACGTAGATACATTTTTTTCTAATACCAATAGTTTTATTCGTGTTGTTAGCAATAAAGGTGGAAGTAATACTAAAGTGGCCAATGCTGAAACAGATACTATATTTGTTTCCAGTAACGGAAAATATTTAATAACGGTAACTCCAGGGGAGGCCAATTTTAGTATTATGAATATCTCTACTTTATCCGAAGATATAATTTCAAAAACTCAACAAGACCTTACTCCAGGTAATACTACTACTATGTCCGCTATAAAGATAAAACTTATAACCTGGGACAAAGGAAGAAATGTTTTATGGATAATTACAACTACCAATGATCTTGTAGGATTTACTTTATCCCGTGATTCTGGAATAGTAGCATTTCATAGACACAAAGTGGAAGGTATTACTGGAATAATAGAATCTATAGAATCTACAACTAATTCTCATGCTGATGGTTCTTTCCTATGGATGGCAGTATCTAATGGTGGCGATGTAAGTTTATACTACATGCCTCAATATTCTAATTATACTCAGATGAATAATCAAAGTGAAAGAGAGGAAGATAAACCAATCTTTATGGATGGAATGTTTGTTACCATTGGTCCAGACAATGGTGTTTCTACATATATTGAGGGAACTAATATTCAGATAGGCTCATCGGCAAGTTATCTTTCTATGAGAAGAGAAGACTGGGTTAAAATAAGAAAAGGTCATCCTATTAGGTTTGAATCCGCATCAGGTGTTGCAAGTTTGAGTCTTCCTGCTCCTATTGTTGTTGATACTACATACTATGCTATTCCGGTCTCAGGAGATATATTTATTCCTGCTGGAAGTGATGCATACATAAGAAATCCTTCTATTAGACTGGCCACTACGGAAGCAAATGCTTTAGCAGGAACTTTTATTACATTTACTGCTGTTCCTGCTGTTCCTCTTCCTACTCCAGGTATTCCTATGAATGCCTTAATAACTTCTGGTACACCTGCATATGCGTATTGGCCTACACGTAATCTTAGAAATAAAACAGTTGGAGTAATAACAGATGGTAGATATATCGGGCAATTTGTTGTTGATCAATATGAAAGGCTTCATCTACCTGGGATAACATTTACTAATTATATGGCATATGGAGTTAATTACACTTCTATACTTAGAACTATGTCACTTAATGCTGGATCTCAAATAGGTGTAGCGCTTGAATCCATGGAACGAATAGATAGAGTATACTCTTTAATATACGCCAGTAAAGACGGACAGATTGGTGGAACAGATGGGATATTTGATGATATCGAATTTGATATGACCAATAGTCCTACCTTACTTGAAACTAGAAATATTATAACTCTTATGCCCAATAGTCCTGATGTAGATACACATGTACAGATACAATCATCCAAACCATTACCGCTTACTATTAATGGGTTGGTATTGAGAGGAACACAGCATGACTGATGCAACAACCAGCCCAGTTAGCCCAGAATTATTATCTGGAATGAGTGGTGGACTTTCCA